CTCCGGATAGCCCGCTTACGGAACAATTTCGGCGCAATCTCGCTAACAGCGCCGAAAGCGTGAGCGGCAGCTCAGCAAGCCGGGCGGGTCAGCGCCAGCGTCAAACCCTCGTCAGAAACGAGACTGCAGTTATGAGCTTATCTCATCTCGAACGCATTGGCGACTATCCCCAGATGAACAGGGGCACGGCCGACGAGACGGCACCCCCCGACCTGGCTTTCCAGAGCTTCATGGAGCGTCCTGAACACGCCCACTATGTTGAAGGAAATGTCGATTATCATGACTCTATCTTCAGCAACGCCGGCAACACCGCCCTTTGGTGTCACCTTAAACGGTACGACAGAGAATATGCGCCCCCCACCCCCTATGGACGCGCTCTCTTCATGGCGGAGCTGGAGACGTGGAACGCGAGGTTCCGCCCCTTCAACCGGCTTCCTTTTCCCGACGTGGATGAGCTAGCTGACGTTCGCATCGATCGCGCACGTAACCCAGGTTACCCCTGGTGTGTTGGGCCTTACAACTTCAGATCGAAGGGTGAGGCCTACACAACCGCTCTTCCGCGAGCTGAGGAGCGGTTAGAAAAGGCCCTAAACGGCATTGAGATTCATCCGCGCCCTTGCGTGGCGGGGGGTAGAGGCAAGGTCACGCTCGGAACACGAGCCCTCCAAGGCGATATAGCCGCAGGTAGAATGGTTGCCATACCCGCCGTCGATGATAACATCTTGCAAGGCGCGACATCTCAGCGCGTGACAGACTACCTGGTTGAGATTGGGGATAGCAGCCTCTCAGTGGGTTGGAGTCAGTTCGGCGGTGGCTGTTTGGACCTTGAGCGCGCCTTCAATGGCGTCCACCCCGTCATTTCGGACGACATGTCCAGTTATGATTCAGGCATTGGGCCCTGGCGTGTTGACGCCGTGATAGAGAAACTTCGCTTTTGGTTTCAAGGCGACTCGCCCGACCGCGACATGTACTGGAATTACATAAGCGAGGGACTCATTCGCGGCTCCATCATCATGCCGAATGGCTCCTGCCTTAAGCGTCAGGGCGGCACGACTACCGGACATGATTGGAATAGCTTGGTTCAGAGTATAATCAAGCTGTGCTGCACACGCGCTTACTATCGTCATCTGGGGGCAAAGCATAACGTTGGTTATGGTCCCAATGACGTTGTTGTGAGAACTCTTGGAGATGACGGGGTCCATGGTACTCGCAACGTTCAGTTGGCGCGCCACGTCAGCTTA